TTGATATCGTTGGGTGACGTCGTGAAATTCTCCAGCTTGTACGATCTAAGCAGATCTTGTGGCGTCACGATCCTGTAAAGCTTCATCAGCTGCTCGAGGTTGTTGTCCGACGCTGACATCATCCCACCAACCGAGCTGCAACATCGAGATCTGGGATACGGATATGTGTGCCAGGTGGAGCCTGAAGCATCCACCCAATGTCAGAAGCAGCAGCGATCAGCCAAGCGTATCTTCCATTTCCATATACTTGTCCGGAAATATGATCTAGACGCTGTGCTTCTTTCAAGGTGATTTCTTTGAACGGGAGCGTGCCGTCGGCAATCGCGGCGCGGATCACTTCGTGAGCACGGCTAGTGCCAAATTGCCTGCCAAAGTCAAGGATCGGAGAGCGTCTGTATCGAGAGAATGCCACTTCACACCAACGACTTTCTGACCTTGCTCATCTTCTGAACGAAGTTAGAGTTATCCGACGATGTCGGATCCTTGCCAGCCATCGCGTTGCTCTGCCGACCGACCGAGTATGTCGGAGCGCGGTTGTAACCGTCGGCGTCGATGCCCGGGGCGATGTCGTGGATGACGCTCATCTGCATAGAGATCTTGCACATCTTTGGAGCTCTAGATCCGGCCTGACCTGTCTCCCAGGGGACGCTGTTCCAGTCCATGCTCATGCTCTCGATTACGCAAGCCAAACCTTTGCCGCGTGCAGCTTCGAAACCTTTGACGATGACGTTGTTCTCAGATGAGAAGAAGTCGTCGAAGATGGTGAGGTTTCCTTTGATCTGTTCGACGTCGGGATCGTCGTTGTTCTCGTTGATGCTCATCGACTTGAAGGTGTTACGATGGAACGAGAGGTGCGAGCGCGACACCAGCAGTTGGGAGTTCTTGACCGAATCAGGGAGACCGTTGGCGTCCTCGTTCACGATCTGAACCGCGTAAGCCGAGGGGTTGATGGTCCTCGTGACACGGACCTGAGTTGGCACGCGGAGCTTGGCGATCACGCGAGCGTTGGTAGGTGTCTTGACGCCGATTGCCGACGCGGACCCAGCAATCGCGCCAGCGGCAGCTCCCAGCAAACCCTGATCCTGGGTGTCGGCTTCGTAATCACCGGGCTCGAGGTACCATATGCTCGTGAGCGGAAGAGATCCATCCACGTTCAACGCTGACTTCAGCTTGGACTGGATACTGAGAGCGAGACCAGACGCCGGTTGGTATTTCTTGCCAATCTGAGCGTAACGATCACTGCTTCCGAAGCCGAAGATGCGTGAAAGAGAGAACTTGCTGTAGTTGCTGGTCCACAGGTCACCCACGCGGACGCGACAGAGTGGAGACGATGTAGGGACTTGCGAAAATGGCTGGATGAAGGCTCTATCGTCCGCCTTGAGTAGAGTGCCAACAGACCACTGCGGGTACAACAGCGTGACAAGCTTGTTGACCTTCACCCACATGTTGTCGAAGTCGTCTTGGTTTGTTGCGGCGACGTAGAACTGTACGCTGATCTTTCGCTGTGTGCTTCTATACAACTTGACAGTGTCGACGCGACCGTACCCATCCACGCTGTCGTAGTTGGCCGTGAAGTCCTCAGTCAGGTTGCCGAGGAACGCTTGGAATGACACGATCTCGTTGGTTCGCAGGTCGTGGAAGTAGAATGGCACGTACTCGGCATCGAGCTCCTTCTCCAGATCGTCCACATTGTCGATACGGCTCTTATCCAGCACGACCACGTCGGGGTTGGACACCGTGTTCGAGAGCGAGAGCGGTACACCGTTGAGCATGGCGCGTGCGGCGTTATGTGGGAGCAGGAGCTGAGACTTGGTGCTCGACGCGCCCCAGGCGGTCGCGAGACTTCCGTGCTTGCGCGAGCGCATGGCGTCGAGACCTTCCAGATTGTCGATCTCGCTGTCGCCGGATCGGTTCGGGTCGTCTGGCAAGAAGCGCTTCAGACGTTCGGCTTGAGACAGAGATACGTCGCCGATCTGAGCGAACATGTTCATCACGGCCACGACCTTCGACGACTTGATGGCCTCGACGAGCCCGATGATGTTCTCTGCGATCTGGATCGGGTTGCCACGGCCGACGTCCTCGAGGATGAGCGCTAGGTCAGCCGCGGAACGCACGATGGTGCGGCTGAACGTGACGTAGAAACCGGGGCTCTCGAGCACTCGCGACAGCGAACCGCCGATGCTACCGCCGAAGAACACCTTGATGCCCTCACCGACAGCGTCGCCGTACGGGTTGACGGTCTCTTGGAGACCGAATAGCTTGGCGGGGAGCGGGACCGGCGGGAACGAGACCTTCTGGAAAGCAGGGTTGAAGCGGCTGTCCCCCGGGCGGAAGCGGCCGACGTCGTCACGCTTCTGCGAGCTGGAGTTGCTAGCGTTGGTGATGAGCAGAAACACCGCGAGCACCGCGCGCAACGCGAGGTTGAGCGCGATCGACATCGCGGCAGCGGCTGCGATCATCCCGAGCGGGAGCAAGCCAGAGAACTGTTCAAGTACGTTGTTCATCTGGCCGTACGAGGTCTTGAGGTCGAGCACCTTACGAGGGCCGCTCGAGCCAGCGTCGACGTTGACTGGATCAGCTCCGCCTGCGATGAGCGCCTGAAGGACGCTGTCGACCTGAAGATCGTCTGTGGTGACGCGCGCGATGCCTACCTGAGCGAGGCCTGGGAGTAACGACGCGGCCTTGGCTCCTGTCCCGTCAGGTCCGTCATGACCGTACCCTGTGCGCGAGATGGAGTTGAGCTCTTTGGTAGCGCGCAACGACAGCATCGGGCCGACCTCAGCGATGACGCCATCGGACAAGTCGGTGCCCACGGTCGAGTACCTTCGGTAGCTGCCGAAGCCCTCATAAGGGTGGTCCGGGTTGAACTTCTTGTCGTGCCCGTTCACCGACGACAGCGTCTTGTCTGACGAGAAGCGGTTGTTCTTGAGGATCGGAGAGACGTACTTGTCGGCGACCTGCGGAGCTGGAGCGCCATCGACGCCGTTGGAGAGCACACGGTTGCCGCTCACCTCGCCAGAGGCTGTCTTGCCCTTCTTGATGAACGAAGCGTCGCCCGGGGTCGTGAGCATCGGCGCGTCTGGGCTGTCTTCAGCGAGAGCGGAGTTGGTGTAGCTCTCTAGAGACTTGCCCATGCGAGAGAAAGATTGGATGTACTGTCCGTCGGCGTTCGTGTTCACACTCAACGGCGGAGTGTGACCGTCAGCTGTCTCCAGCTTCAGCGGATCACTAGCAGGTCCTCCGATCGGGAACTCGTTGGCGTTCGACGGGCCACCTTCGACGCCGTGCGTCAGGTCCTCGACGTACTTGACGACAGTGTCCTTCGTCGGCTGGCTGACGTCATCGCCCTCCTTGATCGGTTGGTTACGGTCAACCGGCTTGTGGTCGACGTACACCACTCCCACGTCATAGCTCAAGGGCTGACCGAAGACGTTGGTGCGGCGGGGCATCGTGGTCTAACTAACCGCCGGATGGCTTTTCGGAAAGCTTGGCCTTGGCAAGAGCCAGTGCCTCTTCATCCTGGCTCAACGCGTCGACGACGCGTAGGAACGGGGCCATCAGCTCCGCCATCTCGCGCAGGCCCGCTTCCAGGTTCTCTTTCTCTTCAGGCTTCAACTTCTGTGAGGCCTGTTTGAACGTCTCGTCGAGGTGGACAGCTTCCACCAGATCATCGATCAGCTTGTCGCTCATCATCCGCCTCCCTTACGCGCCGCCATCTCGGCGACCTTGCGCTGGTTCTCAAGCGTCAGAGCGCCGTTGTCCAGCATGTCGAAGATGATGCTCTCTTTACGCATGAGGATAGCCTTCTCGACTTCGCCAGCGTCCATCGTCACCTTGAGGTCGAGCTTGAGCTGGATGCCCTTGTTCTTGATCTCGTAGGTGCCGTTCTTGCCGAGGCCTGAGTTGTTGGCGAAGCGCTGGAGCTTCTCGCCGATCTTGATCGCACCAGCGTTGCCGTCGCCGAGCACCATGTTGAGGTCGTTGATGCTCTTGACAACGCCTTGGGTGACGCCGATGGTGCTATCGATGCTCGACTTGGACAGCTTGTCGTTGAACTCAGTGAGCGCGGTGCTCGCTTTAGGGATGCTGTCAGAGATGTTCTTGATGACACCGGCGTTGGCGAAGTTGTTCAGCTCCTTGAGGTTGTCCTCGAGGGTCTTCTTCTGCTCCATGAGCGCCTGGACATCGACCTGAGTCTGCTGAGCAGCCTTAGATGGACCAGATGCGCCTGCTTGCACTGCGGCATCTGGCGTCCCAAGAGATCCTTCGGCCGCTTTTGCGGCGACGCGAGCAGCAGCGTCTGCCTTCGCTTTCACGTCCGCTTCAGCAGCAGCAGCGTCAACCATCGACTTGCGGATGGCTCCTCCGAGGTCGACGAGGTTGCTCATCATCTTCTCTTTCATCTTGTCATTGATGCCGAGCATGAACGCGATTGGAGCTGGCATGTTGCCAAGGATGCTTGTTCCAAGATCTACGAACATGAGCTTGATCTTGTTGAACTCGTTCCCAACAGTCGTAGACAAATCAAAATTCTTCAGCTTGTCAGACACCCACCCAATAGCGTTTCCTACGGCTTTAAATGCTTTGCCTAGACCCATCATGATGAAGCCAACAAGTTGGATGCCTGGACCGATGAGCGGGATCTTTGCACCGATGTCAACGATGGCTTTTCCGAACCCATCCATCAATGCTCCAACTACCGTGAAGATGACAGATGACAGCTTCACAAGCAGTTTCGGGAATTCTGTTACCAAGAAATCGAACCCAGCACTCATCAACTTGACAAGATTGTTTCCTACGTCTTCAGCAGCCTTAGAGATGGCGCCACTGTTTCCGCTGAAGATGGCTCCGATGAGCCCACCGATCGAGCTGAGGAAGTTGATGTAAGAGCTGAAGTACGTCTTGAGCTTATTAGTGAAAGGCCCGCCCATCTTGTCCTTGATGGCGCCGAAGACGGCGTCCGCGAGCTCTGCGATCTTGTCGCCGAGCATGATCGCGATGTTGTCAGGGATGAGGCCGAGCGTGAGACCTTGTAGCAGGCTCGCTCCGTAGGCACCGATCTTCTTGGACGCTGGATCGCGTCGTTTGTCGATGCCCTTCTCAAACTCGTCCAGCTTCTTGTTGACGTTGACCAGCGCGATGCCGGCTAGTGCGACGCCTCCGACAGCTGCGAGTGTTCCGCCAAGGCCTGTACTGAGCAGCTTTGCCAACTGTGGTCCGAACTTCGATAGGATACCAGGTGCAGCTGTCAGCATGTTCTTGCCGATCACGCCAGAGATCAGAGGTCCAGCGACCTCTAGAAGTACCTTCTGTACCTCAGGGTTAGACATGACCTCTTTGAACTTGATCGCCAGCGTCTTGGCTAGTTCAACGAGAGCCATGCGCAGATCCTTCAACACCGTAGGGTCACCGAAGCTATCAGAGATCGTCTTGATGATCTCGGCTCCAAAGCTCACTCCGCCTGCGCCGGCCGATCGAGCCTTGTCAAGGAACTCCTTAGGGTTCTTGATGAAGTCAGTGAGTGTCTTGACGACGTGGAGTAGCTCCTTGGATAGGAACGCAGTGCCAGATCCAACGCCCTTCGCGAGCGAACGCATCACGTCTTTGCCGCCGTCGATCATCAGCTTGAACGTATCAGGCCCAACAGCTTCGTGGAACGTGGTTCGGATGTGCGAGATGGCGTCGCCGATACCCTGTTTGCCTTGGATGAACGAGTTCAGCTCTCCGACGACGCCACCGAACGACTGCTTGACCTTCTTACCGTTCACATCCACTTCTCTGGTGAAGCCGTGGAGGATCTTGTTGACGTTGGCCGGGCCGAAGGCCGTGCCGAAGCCCTTCATGAAACGCGAGAAGCCGAAAGCATCGTTGTCGCCGAGCTCTTTGCCTACCTGTCGTCCTGCCATGAACGTAGACATGAGAGCCTGACGCACGTTCATCATGGCGGTGCGGTAGCTGTTGCTCCACTTGACGCCCTGCTCCATGCCTGCGAAGAACATCTTGAAGAAGCTGCCTTGCATCTGCCCGCCGGAACGGACGACGCGCTCGATATTGTCAGCGAGCTTGGACAGAGCGTCTGCTTGCTTGATCTGTGCCAGCTCAGCCTTGTTGGCTTGCTTGTTTACCTGGTCATACGACAGGCCTTGGTTCTTGGTGGAGAAGGCGAGCTTCGCCGCTTCGTCAGACAAGCCAGATGTCTGCGCGAGCAGGTGTAGCTCCTGACGCGTCATGTTCTCAGTGGACTTGCCGGTTGCAGCCATCGACTTGCGCAGCTCATCCAAGCGCTTAGCTGGGTCTTGCTCGTTCATCAGCTTGAACGCGTCGACCGTGGCTCCGAACGCCTGCGACAGCTGTGCTGAGCTCTCGGCTGCCTTGTCAAAGTTGTCGAACTTGTCTACCAACCCAGTGAGATCCTTCATCTCTAGTCCGAGCTTCTTGGTGTAGACGGCGGCGACTGTCATCTCCTTCTGTGTGAGAGATCCGAAGTTGCGCACGTCCTTCATCATCGCGCCAACCTCCTTCGACAGGATCTTAGAAGAGATACCGAAGTCCTTTCCGAGCTGAAGGGCGTAGTTCGCGACGTCACCTAGCTGTGTGGTGAGCGATGTGCCGAACACGGTAGCACGTGCCATCATCGACTTCATGTTCTCGGCGCCGATGCCCATACCCTTGTCGAACGTGGCAATAATACCAGCGGACTTGGAGAGCTCATCACCGAACTGTAGGATCTGTGAGCCTGCCTTCGAGGCCATTTCGTGAAGGTACTTGAGCTGATCGGCTGGTTTGTCGAACACCTGCCACACGCTGAGACCAGAGACAGCCTGTAGCTGCTTGTTCATCGTCCCGTAGGCGCCGAGTATGTCCTTAGACGTGCCTTCCTTGAAAGAACCAAACTCCTTACGGATGTCCTCAAGCGCCTGAATGAAAGATGTGTCGCCAGCGGCACCCGCAGCGTCAGCCATGAGGTTCTTGAAGATGCCCATCGGGATGGACAGGAACGCCTTGCCGATGTTGAACGCCGACTTCGCCACGCCAGCGCCCGTGGTGACGAGCGTCTTCATGGTAGAACCAATGCCTGTCAGCACGCTGCCGACGCCTGATGTGCTCTTCTTCGCAGCCTCGGTGCTGGCGACGATCTGCTTCATCGCCTTGGCGCCGACGTCGCCTGTTTCTTCGGCTTCCTTGCCGAGCGCCTTCATAGCTTCAGCGCCAGCCTTGAGCTTCTCCTCGAGCTCACCGGCAGACAGGCCGTTCATGACAGACTGGAGCTGGAGCGCGACCTTGAGCTCTTGTTGCATGGTCGAAAGAATACGCGTCTCAGAATTCAACCGTTGATCGAACAACGCGTTGAGCTGCTTCTGTACGCTGAGGCTGTCTACCTCTTTGGCCATGCTAGAGAACTACCTCAGGCAGGCCACTTCACGCCGAACTCGCGGCGGAAGCGGGCGGCAGCGGCACGTTTGACACTCAGAGCCTTGGTGACATCTGAGAGGTCTTCGCTTTCCGCGAGCAAGCGATCGAACTCGCGTGTGGCGTACAGGGCTTCAGAGAAGGCAACGAGCTGACGCTGGTTGCCGAAGATCCCGCACGGCAGCTGGCCGGTTAAGACCGCTGTCGCAGCGAAACGTCTGATGAGCGTGTTCTGGCTGTTGCCGTTCATGTTAGTAAGTAAGGCGCGGATGTTATTCGCTGCCGGCTCCGTTTGGGTTCTTGGGTTGCGAGAACATGGTCTGTAGCTGGCGCAGGTTGATGGCGCGCTGAGGTGTCTGAGGTCCTGCGGCTACGTCCTGTGAAGCGCCGTCTTTTGACAGCTCACGTTCAAGACGTTTGAGGTACCAATGCTTGTAAGCGACTGGCATGTCGTACTGCTCATCCCAACTTACTCCGCCGTGGAACTTTAGCAGAAAGTACGGCTCTAGTATCGCGGCTTCTTTATCGTCCGGACCGAGGCCAAAAGAACTCACGATCGATCGGGATCTCCACCTCCTCTACCAGGTCACAGAACTCACACTCGAACATCTGCTTCATGTCGACGTCAGGCTTGATGTCGAGCATCTTCTCACGAAGAGCTTTGCTATCCTGCCCAGGCATGTTGTCGACGAAGAAGGCCAGAGCAGCACGATCACGCTTGCCATTGACGCTGAGCAGCGACATCTTCAGCTGATCGGACATCAGCGTGTCAATTGGTGAGTTGAGCATCTTCTTCTTGCGATCATGCTGGTTGACGAGGTCTTCCTCATCCTTAGCAGTGAGCAACTTGAAGGTAGCCTTCGCGCCGGTCACTGGTAGATCACACGCGAACTCGTTGACGCCAGGCGCCACAGGATCGGCGCCGATAGGCTTGATGGACACCTGAGAGAGGTCGAACTCAGGGTGGTTGGTCTCGCCGCACTTCGGGCACTTGAGCTCCGGCTTGAGCTTGGGGCCGTATCCAGTGATCCGGATGGCGACCATCAGTGCGTTGCGGTCTCCAGATACGAGCTGATCGACGTCCACCGACTTGTCGACGATGCACGACTTGATGAGCTCCATGATTGTAGTGCCCTTCTTAGCGAAGGCGCGGCTGGTGAGGATGTCCTCCTCGCGCGTGGTCATCGCCTTGATCTCGATGTCTTCACGACCAGCGAGCCCACTCTCAGAGGAGTAGATCTTGCCAGCTGAAGGCAGCTTGACGATATCAGCCGGCACGATCTTGATGCCGAACTCCTTCTGCATGCGTTCAGCAGCAGTCATAGTCGTGATGCCGGTTTGGTGTCCGGCGACATCGGCAGCCATACCATGGCGGAAGACTTGGTTCTTGTTCTCGCGATCTTTTGACACTCTATACCTCTGTTAGAGTATCATAGGCTGCTGCTTGAGAAATCGTCTAGGAGCGCACGTACGCTGTGACGCGAGGCTCCATTCCGTGCTTTCTTAGCTCGTCAGGCTCGACCTGACGGCATACACCAGCAGCGCACAGGTCTTCCATCTCACGTGCGACGTGTGCTAGAGAACAACCGATTTCGAGCGAGATCTCTCCACTAATCACTGGCCTGCTCACACGGGCAAAGATCCTGTCTAGACGATCGCGGAAATGTGGGATCTTGACGTGAGCTAAGCGATGTGTGTCTTTCATGACTAACTCGAAGCTAGGAGCAACGCTCGCACGAACAGACGGAGCTCGTGGATCTTCCACACATGTTGATCGTCGTCGTCGAAGTCAGAGGGTGGCTGCTCTCTACGAGCAGGGATAGCTGCTCCTCCGAACTCATCCAACGCGAAGTTGTCGTCGTCGCAGTCTTGACATGGCTCACCGTCGGTGGGACCGAGCGACGGCATGCTCATCAGCTGCTGGTTCTCGTCCATCTCCTCACACACCCCTTCGGGCATGCCGCAACCGCAGGGACAGTCGTGATCACTCATCTAGCTTAACCCCGCTCAGGACCTTGATCTTGATCTCACGCGGTATCACGCCGCCTTTGGTGTTACGAACTTCGATCTTGTACCTTCCGCCTGTCGTTGTGGAGAGCCAAACAGCGCACTGCTTGTCTTTGCCAGGGTACTTCACACGTTCGACATGCACATCACCGATGTGCTCTGAGAGCTTGTCACGAGTGGTCAGGTCGACGACGTGCCACCCGCTCGGCAGCTTTCGAGCGTACCAGTAACCGTAGCCGTAACCCGACTCCAGGATGCCACGAGTGAGCTCAGGATCGTACGATGGTGAATGGTCAATAAGCTCTTGCCCGTTGTCGATCATAAAATCGTAAAGTCCATCGGCGATCGCCTGCTTGTCCACGCCGAGCGCAGTCAACACGATGTCAGACGGGTGTGCGACGAGCTTCACTCTACCACTGGGAGTCTCTTCGAAAGAACCGACGATCCCAAAGTTACCCAGAGTTGCCCCGTTGGGGTCCTTGAGCGAGACGTACGCGGCGGTGCCATCTTTCATCCGAAAGATCACATCAGCGATGATGGAACCCACGTCATACGGCTTCAGCCCAAGCGGTCGTTTCGAGCTGCTGTTTCCAGGTTCGACGCGCACAACATCGCGCAACCCCATGAGCTTCTTCAGCGTATCAACTTCTTCTGAGTTCACGCCTGATGTCTGGATCTTCTTCTCGAAATCATGACCCTTGTTGCCGCCGGACGCGACGACAATGGGAACTCCTGTAGTGGTCCAGTAGGTCACGAACTTGCTGCTCTTTGAATCAGGGTGACCCTTAGGCACCTCTCGAACGACAGGGTGACCTGCTTGACGAAGCAGATCTCTGATGTCATCAGGAGAGGGTGGTGATTTCTTGTCGATCGGCTGAAGCCTCAGCTCGCCTTTGTCTCCGGTGCCTTTCCTCAAGAAGCTTCCAGCGACAGCCAGCACGTCTTTGGCCACGTCGTTGCGTTCGGCAGCGGTCGCCTCGGAAAGGATGGAACGGATCAGCATCCGAAGAGTGTGGTCATCCATGTGTGACTGTAAATAGAGCCTACCATCCTTCCTAAGGAAAACACACCATGAAGCTCGTCCACGACGTTCAGATCGACAAAGGCACCACCATCACAACCACGTTGTCCGTCGAGAACGGGTGGCTACGCATGGATCACGTCAGCGCAGGCGCGTACGTTGGCGGATCCTGTCTGAGGCTGTCGCACGTCGTGCGCGTCGAGAAGCAGCAGCAGTCTTGGGACTGGAAGACGTACTTCTGGATCACGCTCGTCGATCGCGATCAGACCAAGACCGTCCTGCCGTTCGCGCTGGCAGGAGAAGAAGTCACACAGCTCAACGACGCGCTAAGCGCGTCGTGATCCCGCAGATCGGAGAGGTCTGGGAGGAGCTTGACGTCAACGGATGGCTCGTCATCACCGAGCCAAGGACCGATCCTGAAGATGGGAAAGAGTTCGTCGTGATGGTGCTGATCTACAACACGAAGGGGACGGACAAATACCTCGGACACTTCGAGGGCATCCCGATCCACTACCTGAAGACAGGCTGGGTGAGGGTCAGCTGATCAGAATTGACGCGTCAATACGACATTTCGACATCCGTAGATGCGCACTACACCGGCTTTATCGGCCACTTCGCGCTCTGACATGTTTCTGCTCTTATCAGCACGATATGTGAACCGGTTGAAACGTTGTTCGTAATCTGTCCACCAGAACGTCGGAGGAGTAATACTGTGTTGCTTGAAACCGGCAGCAAGGTACCCAGCGCCGACGCCAACACGACCGTCAGCGTACGACATGATCGCCGCGTAGCCGTTACCCTTAGCCCATACCACCGCTGCTGAGACTAGCTTGGAAAGGCCTCCGACTACTACACTATCCAGCTCTACCGCGAAGCGTGCGATCTCTGCATGTGTGTGCCACTTCTTGTGAAAGGCTTTTCGAAGCGACAGAACAGCGATCAACTTCTCCTCAAGATACAGACCGAATGCAACTTTCGCGGACACGTCGCCGTCTAGATGACAGCGTTCAAAGAAGACTCGACGTGTCGCTGGATCCACAGAACGTACGGAGCAAACGCGAGCGTACGTTCGAGTGTTTGACACTCCGAGACGATGTCGGATCATCGATCGAACAATCTCAGGGTGTTTTGCCCAATCGTCTGCGTAGACGTGTAGCAAGCTGATGTTTTGCTTCGCACACGCGTCAGTCTTGTTCTGATGGTACATCGGCCCTTTACCGGCAGTTTCGCTGTGCCAGTACAGACCGTTGTACTCGACGCCAAAATATTTGGAAGGGACATGAACGTCGATCTCACTGACTCCAGGAACAGTCTTGTCGGAGAGTAAAGCTTCTGGAAAGAGCGACTTGACGTACTCATAGATCTCGAGCTGCCCTTTGCTCTCTTTGGGAGAGCACTTTGGGCAGAAGTTTGGGCTGTTCAGGTTCTTGCCTTGAACAAGATCACACATCTTACACTTGAACAAGAGTTTCTGGTATTTGTTCCGATAGTCTCTTGGTTCAGAGATAAGCTCGAACTTTTCAGATTTGTTTACGCGCTCCTCGAATTGCTTCGGTGTCAAACTACGAGGATCAAACTCCTGTTTGATTTTTGATATTTTTACAGCTGCTGAACGAAGGCCGTCGTTGTCTTCTTTAGTGATACCTGTATTCCACGAACGATGCCCTTGGTTTGCTTTTGAAATGTTGGCGTAGTGCCGAAGCTTCTCGCTTTCCGAACGAGTGGCAAGACGTCGTGAAATATCCTTACTGTCTATGCCAGCAGCAATCTTAAGCGCCGAAGCTGCGACGCGATCGTCTGTCTCCTTCGTCAACCCTTTATTCCAGGATGTGAGCTCGCCACGTTTGGCCATAGCTTCACGAACAGCGAGCGCGTTCACGCGAGCCGCGGCGCTGAAACCGTTGTGACCACGCAGGTACTCACCATAATGCTTCTGGAGCCACTTGACAGGTTCTCCACAACCACACGCGCAGAACGGGATTTGACCTCCGTGGAGGACGAATTTGTGTAACTCGCTAGCGGGTTGCTTGTGTGTCTTGCCAGCGTGACAGGCTAGACCGCGCAAAGGTTTGACGACGTCACACCAAGGACATTTATATTGAACTGTCTGATCCACAGCTAGATGCTATCGCTCTGTATAAGAATCATTACTGAAGACTGTGCTTCCATTCGTGCTGAAGAGCGAAGAGGTCAACAAGCTCAACGATGCGATCGAATAACCGCGGCTTCTTTGACTTCGCCTAATCGTTCATGTTCAAGAGCATGACACTCACGACAGAGCACGACGCCGGACACGTCGCGTTCTAGGTGAAGATCAACAAGACGTTGGGCGACCTCCGACTTCTTGTCGAAGTTGCCGTCGTCGATGAGCCCGTCGTATCCAACTTGGGAAGCAGCTTCACGTAGCATGTCGGAGAAGCGTTGCTGGTCGTGGTGGACACAGAGATCGCTAGTTGCTCCACATGAAGAACATGTGAAATTTGCGGCGACCATCTTGGGTAGAATCCAAGCATCGTATAATTTGCGATGCGCAAGGTTGTTGATGGTTGAAATACCACCTTTCCACTGTGAGTGGTTAGGACCAGTAAGAGGTTTTATCTCTCCTATTTTCCATGATTTTGCCATACGCTCTGAGCGCTTTTCTCTTTGTTCAGGCAAACGACTTATCTCAGTTAATCGCTCAATTCCACGACGAACAATCTCGTTCGTCTCGACACTCATTCCTTTATTCCAATTAGACATCTCGCCACGAGCTCGCATCTCGTTACACGTCTCATGACTCTTCTTTAAGGCCTTCTCGTTATGACCCCAGTTGTTGGTCACTCGCGAGACATGCCCACGCAGCCAGTCGCCGTAGCCACGGCCAAGCCCAAAAAACTTTGGAACGATGCCACAACCACATTTACAAGTGGGACGACCGTTTAAACAGAAGAGCGCATCGTACAAGTCTTGTGCAGACTGTCGATGCGCCTTTTGCGCGTGCATTCTAAGAGAATGCTCCAAGTTGGAGCACGAGAAGTCACACCATGGACATTTGAACGCTTGAATTTCAACCACGAGTAGAATATAGCGCGTAACAACGCTATACGATAACTCTTGTCAAAATTGAAGCACACAATTATCGTAGCGAAGAGTTAATGCGATTTCCGCAGGAGTACCGTCCTCGTAAGTCAAGTCGCCGAAATTAGCTGACTTAATGAAGGCTCCTTTTATGTCCCAGAGTTCTATAACCGTTCCCACGGGGTCGACAAGCTTCAGCTGCACGTCGCGCTTGTAGAAGTCCGCGTAGCCGGAACGGCCGGACACCGACTCGAAGTGGAGACGGATCCACTCCATGACCTGCTGCGCGCCAGAAGGAGCGATAGCGTCGTAGAGTGTGACGTTCATCTCGTTGAACTTGGTCAGCGTCGCGACGTACCGACGGGAGTTCACGAATGGAATCTCCGCTTCGTCCGTGGTGATGGTCGGACGCTGTGCCGTCTTCAGCAAGAACGCGTCGATGCCTTCAATCTGAAGGACCCAGCGGTTCTTGCGCTTCGGCTCGAATCGATTGGGAAGTAGAGAACTGACATCAAGAATCTCGGCCAAAATTTCCTCGCTTTTCCAACCATTAGGCTGATGTTCTTTACCTATTGACCTCGTTCATTTTCCATCCGGAGTTTTATCTTCGTCTAACGAGCACTATAATCTATTCGTAAGATGACTCGTTACATCATGGACACAGATGAGTTCGTCCGCAGATCGCGCGAACTTCACGGAGACAAGTACGGTTACGACGAAGCTGTGTATGTCGGACAGCGTACGAAGGTGAAGATCTTCTGTCTGGCGTGTCAGAAGTCGTTCGAACAGTTCCCTCGCAAGCATTACGCGCAAGGAGAAGGGTGTTGGGACTGCGGCGTCGCTAAGCGTGCGAAGACGCAGACGCTGACGTTCGAGCAGTTCGTCTCTTGTGCGAAAAAGAAACACGGATCTCGGTACGAGTACGATCGCACGACGTACGTCAAAGCGAAAGACAAGCTGACGATCCGATGTCGAGGGTGCGGCGACGTGTTCGAACAACAGGGTAACGCACACCTACAGGGAAGCGGATGCCCTCGCTGTTCGAGCTTACAAGCTCATGCTAAACAGAGCTACGGCGGCGCAGGATTCATCGTTCGTGCTCGTCTGATCCATGGCGATAAATTCGAGTATCTCGGCTGTGCGGATGTGAATTGGACGCAGAAGAGCACAGTAACGTGGAGATGTCGCGATTGCGGGTTGATAAGAGATCAACTGGTGTTGAATCATCTTGCTGGTAATGGATGCGCGCGATGTTCGAAACAAGAACGACACACGACAGATAGTTTCATCGCAAAGAGCCTGGCAACTCACGGTAAGGATCGATACGACTACTCTGAGGTTACGTTCGTCACCAACCGAATTCCTGTTTGGATCACGTGCAAAAAATGCAACACTCGATGGAAAATCAAGCCAGACAACCACATGAATGGCAAAGGTTGTCCTCGTTGCGCAGCTAAGAAGTTCATCTCTAAAGGCGAAACCGAATGGCTTGATAGCCTCAGCATCGATCCAAAGGATCGAAACACGTGGGTGATGATCGGCGAACGCAAGTTCAACGTCGATGCGCTCGTCGGTAATACCGTATACGAGTTCGATGGCGATTACTTCCACGGTAACCCCGCGAAATTCACTCCAGATCGTGTTAATCATCTCTGCGGAATGACTATGAAAGAGCTTCTTACACGCACTCTCGAACGCCGAAAATTGATCGAATACGCTGGTTATGTTGTCATTTCGATGTGGGAGAGCGATTGGAAGAGACAGTGTGCCAAGCGAACCGCTGTATAGTGAGATCGTGGAAAGAGACACGTCGTGCTTCGGCAACTTCAGCGGCGACAGCGAGCCTGGCCCGCGTTCTCCCTCGCCTATTCCTCTCGAGGAAGGCAAGCCGTACTGTCTAGATGTGGGTCTCGACGCGAAGGCGCGAATGCCGCAAGTGCTGCTGCTGTGGGCTCCGCGTATCGTCATGCCTGAGAACGAGCTGCGAGCCAAGTACCTCGTAGTCGATCCAGGTAGCTCAGGGCTTCGAGCTGGATCGCACATCGAGCCGCTCGCGTACTGCTTCCGCAAGGACACATGAGCCTTCCTAGAGAGCTCCATGTCGCTGCGTGCGTAGCATGCCGACACGTCGATCCAGATCACAGGACCGCCAGAGTAGGGTGCGTGATCCGTCGAGGTGACGGTGCTACAGTCAAGGCACGCAACGCGGCTACCCATAACTGCACCACACGAATGCCAGAGCTCCACGCCGAGGCTCGCGCCACGCGCAAGGCCGACGTCGGTGGCGTGGCCTACGTCGCCAGGGTCAGACGAGACGGCACGTACGGCAATGCCAGGCCGTGTCACTCCTGTCGTGGCATCATGCGCGCCAGAGGCATCGTCAGGGCGTACTACACATTGTCAGATACCGAGTGGGGTTGCGTCGAGCTGTCAGAATAGACGTTCGTCAAGCTCGTAGTACGAAGTGTTCTTCGTGGCGAGCCAAATGTCTGTCAGCTCCTCATCAGACATCCACGTCCAGTAACCGTCAGACAGGTCGATGACCTTCCACCCGAAAGCCTGACGTTCGATCGTGAGGAACGGCCCGACGACACATTTGCTCTCGCGTTCGCGCAGCGAGAAGACTTGGCCGACCTCAATCAAAACAGCCGCTCCAGAGCGTGATACTCTTCGATCGGATCCGGATCGCTGAGCTCGCTGTCGAAAACGTACAGCACCTCCTGAGTTGAGAGGTTGAGGACCGACCACCTGGCCACGACGTCGTAGTTCTCGCCTGGACGAGGATGCAGCTCGAGTACCAAGAACGGATCCTCGTACCCACTGTGACGTACGAGGAACACTTGTCCAGGTTCGACCTTCATACCAGTCTTTCCCAGTGATCGAACGCGTTGTCGATCGTGATACACTCTTCGCCTGTCAGCAGGTCGACGCAGTACCAGTACCAACCGTGCTCTGTCTTGCCACCTTGGTTGCCCCAGCCGTCGCTGAAGTCCTCTTCCTCTTCTAGACGTCGCACCAGCATACGCACGAGGCGACGGTCAGGTTGCCCCATATCGAACATGGTGTAGACCTGACCGACCTTGTACTCACGCGTCACGTCACCCACTTTATATCAGGATCTTCGAAGAGCGTATGCTCGATCGTCGTGTTGATCTCTCCGGTAGTCAATACGAGCGTACGCCAGTACGGATGATCCCGCGTGTCGATGAAGCGTTCAAGCATCAAAAAGTACTCTCCGAAGAACTCGTCGTAGCACACCATGCCTGGTTTGATCACCACTCGCCTTTCCTCCATTGCTTCAGACGCCACTTCTGAACGGTGCGATGATCGTTCACTTGGACATCTTGCTCTCTGTGCGTGCGGATTTTATCGGCGAGCGTGACGTGCCAACCTGCTCACGTCGTGCTTTATCACGCTCATCCTTGACGTGCCGTACAAGAGCGTGCTTGTCATGCTGCTCTCGACGTACCCACAAGAGAACGCAATTAACCGGAAGCCGTTGATCTTCTTCTTTATTATGTTGTCTCAGAAATGTGTTGAATGCGCTTTGTGGTTCTGCCAGTTCGCATCGTACGCGGCAGCGAGGGGAGCGTCGCTGATGACCAGACAGTTCTCGGCGTTGCTAGTCTCAGCTTGACCAGTGTAGTTGTACGAGCCGGTCTCGACGCTCTTACCATCGACGACGATCACCTTGTTGTGCGCGATAGCGTGCTTGCCGTCGATGAACACGCTCACCCCGGCAGCGCTCAGCT